CGTGGGCTCGACAGTGGGCATCCACCCACCAACGTAAAATCCGTCGGCGAGGTCAAACCTACGCGCTGTGGGTGGTGCCCCAGCTTGACCATTGGTGGCCTTGATACTGGTCATATCCTTGTCACAAAATACTGCCAATCCTACATCACCCACAATGGGATCCAGGATTACCGCAGCAGCTCCACCTTGCAGCCGGAAGTAGGGAAGCCCAAAGATCGTAGTCTGTGGCCACACAGTCCCGGCTCCATTCACCAGCCCAACAAGAGGAAGCACGTCAACCGAGCCGCACTCATCAGGTGTGCCAACACCTGGATAGACTGCAACAACCTGCACAAGAGTTGCCACATTAATTCGAGCCATTGCCATTTTGATGACAAAGGACATCTTATTAAACTCGCTGTTCCCGGTGTTTAATTCTTTCTGCCCAATGTATCCGTCAGTTGGTTGGTCTGCCATCACTCACCTACCCAGGAGGCTTTGATTTTTGATTCCCATTTCCCACCTGCTTTAATGGACTCAAGATCATGGTTCAATTTATTCACCCGCCAGTTGCCGCATGCAACGGGGATCTCGCTTTGAACATTGATTAAACTTCCAAGCACAATCCCAGGGTTGTAGAGAGTGGTTAGTTCAATGCCCTCTTTCGTAAAGGACGGGTACCCGTGCATTCCTGTCTCAGCACTGACCAGCGGAACAACAGTGCCTGTTACTCGTGCAGTTCCACGAGGGCAGATAAATAGATTCCCGTTGTCCACCCCGAACTCTATATTCGCTGCTTGGGCCAACTGCTGGGCTTGTTGCATGGCAGTCCCAGTTAAGTAGGGTGACCGGATTTGTAGCGCCACCCCTGTATTCTCGAAGGTGTATCCCATCTGTGTTGCCAGGGTATTCATGATTGTTGCGACAGCCACGCCTCCCTTGTAACTGACTGGAGCGCAAGGCGCAATGGCGGGATAGTAACCCTCTACGCACTCCATGCTGAAGTCTACATGAGGTTGGGCATTGTAGTTTGCAAACGCGCCAGCGATCTCGCCCTGGTAAGCAACGTTCATCCCATTTTCTTCGTCTCCGGCCAGCACTTGCACAAAATTCTTCTTCACTGCCAGAGCCCGAAAGGCTACGGTCGCCAGTCGGTTCATGTCACTGGTGCACATGCCGTATATCTTTACGTTGGCGGTATTCTTAGATGGGTTCCCAGCCTTTTCAATCTGAACAGAGGTGCGCAGTTCTGAAAGCGTAATCTGGTTGTCACCATTTGCAAACGTGCCGCTTGCCAACGTAATCACTACGCTAAGTTGCTTCTTGGTAAATGAGTGCGCGGTCATGGTTTCTGATACAAGTTAATTGAGCAGTTTTGGTTGTAGAGAACAACCGAGAATTGCTGGGAGTAAGTGTCCAGCAAGGGAATGGTCGAGGCATTTCCAAGTGGGTCAAGATACCAAAGGACAAACTGAGTACCCAGCCCAGGGTTCATAGGATCGACGTTGGTGAGCGTATCCTGGAACCGTAAGGTTCCCTGAAATCCCAGCGATGGGTAGTCGGCAATAGGACTTAGGTTGATGCAGACCTGCCCCACCCAAATCACCGTTCCGTTGATTGAAAGATCACAATACAGCATCAGTGGCTCCCAGTGCCCGCAACGTTGCCGTGCCAGTGCCCATCAGACCCTTGCGTAAGACCCTGGTTGGCCGGGTTCTGACCATGCGCTTGATACCCGATAGCGAGCTTATCAGCGGTTGTGTAGACAAAGGGCTGGGCTTTCCCGCCATTCGTGGCTGCACCGGCCTTGGGCTTAGCAGGAGCAGGGAGCGTTACAGTAGTGGACTGCGGAGTCACTTCGAGTACCTGCATCAATGTGATGTCGACCTCCAGCATACCCCGGCCTTTGGTTGAGGTTCTCTTGTAGTCATACTTCTCAACTGTGACGCCCTCATAGAAGGTTTCGGGCAAGTGCAGGTCATAAATATTAGTACTGCGCACTTCACTGAATAAATCTTCCAGCAGGGCTTGCATGCGAGTCTGACTGCTGGTTTGTCCATCCTTGCTGGAGCCTACCAGCACCTTGATCTTAGGCTGATAGGGTGCAATTACCTTGTTGTAGCTGGCGAAGGAGCCCTTCTCTACGGGAAAGTCGCTTACCTTGGAACTGTCTGCAAATTTCAACTCCATGACCGTATCCACATCGAGCACTGGGACTGGATTTGAGCCCTGCGTATACAGCCCCCACTGCTCCTGCATAGGAGTGGGCAACGCGCTCATCTGCTGCACAGCTGCGGGCGCACCTGGATTGGCCCAAGGCTGCGGGTTTATTTCCTGCATCTCAGGATCTTCCCCTGGGTTGGTCCAGGGCTGCGGATTTATTTCCTGCATTTGAGGGTCACCTGGGGCCCACGGGAAGATTGCTAGGAATGGGGCAAAGAGCGACATTAGGCCATTCCTCCATCAGCATGATCAACAAGACTGTGCGATTTAACCGCACCGCCAATATCCTTGGCCACACCATTTGCATCAGTGGCCTGTGTATTGACATTGATGACCCCAATGCTGGTTTCCTTGTGCGTGTTGTTCGTGACTGGGGCAGACTTCACAGTGGATGACTGAGCTTTGTGCTGTGCCGCTATCACAGCAGCTAGACCACCTGGGGCTGGCTGGTGCTTAGCTTCGTAAGCTTTCCAGTCCTCCTGGAACTTAGCGAGTCGCGCCGCTGTAGCAGCCTTCTCGTCAGTCTTGGCCTCAGTTGGTTGCCTGACTGGGACAGTCTTGTTGGCTGGATGATTGGGATGTTCAGTGCTGGTGACCGAAACTGGAGCCTTCTGTGTAGCACCCGTTGCAGGAGCGGCAGGAAGGTGAGCTACAGCAACGGCGGTGGCTGCCACGGCCGTCTTGTGAAACATCCCCATTACCTTGGCGATCACTTTTCCAATTAGCTTCAGCTTATCCTCAATCCACTGAAGTGGCGCGTGCGCCGCTGTCTTCAGGCCATTCCACACAGCCTTGCCCGCAGCAAGCAGTCCATGGAAGATGGCTATGTAGACCGCGATGTATCCGTGGAACAGAGATTTAATCCCCTCCATCGCAGAGCGAAATGCATCCTGCAAAGCCCACGCTATCTTCATAGCCACAAAGCTAATCAGCACGAAGGCTTCATTGATTAGATCAGCGACCAGCGCCCATAGATGCCCCCATGCTGCCCCAATCTTCTTAGTATCAAAGGACCACAAACTCCACAGCGCCTCGAACCAGGCCATGATGACGCCGAACACCTTGCTGCATACCGCGCCAACTTCCATAAAGACATCTTTGACAAAGCCAAAGACAGTGTCTACCACATTTCTAAAGCCCTCAAATTTCTTGTAGAGCATCACCAGAACGGCCACCACTCCTGCAATGGCAGCCACCACCAGCCCGATTGGCCAGAAGATAGCCAACCAAGCTGCTGCCGCAGAAATGGCCACGCTGATTAGCGCGAGATTAGTGGCGACGGCACCCGCTAAATTAGCAGCCCAGGTCATGATGACATGAGGAAGTGCGATGAGGAATTCTGCATTCATCAAGGCTATGCCAGCGGCGATAGAGATGAATACCGCTTTTACGATGCCGGCGTGTTCCTTGGCCCAGGTGACCATCGCGGTGAGTTTCCCCATCATCGTTGTCAGGGCAGGGATGATCAGGTTGATAATTGACTCGGAGGCATGCTTCAAAGTGACATTGAAAAGGTTCATGGCCTCTTCAGCTTTTTCACCCTCAGCAGCTTGCTTGGCTGTGACCTCGCCTGCCTCTTTAGCCTGCTGCATGAACTCTTCGTAGGCCTCACCCTTCTTGGACAGCACGCGAATAGTGGCCTCGTCCAGCCCCATGCGCTTACCAAGCGTCTGTGCCTCTGCCATCTCCATGTTCTGGAACTTCTCGTGAGCAGCCGCGTAGATAGTGGTAAGCTCAGTGTGCTTTCCCTTGGCTACCAGGTTTCCCAACCCAGCTGCTTGATAAGCCTTCATGGCACGCTGCGCTCGCGGGAGGCCCTTTTCGATGGCTACTAACTGTTCAGCCATGCTTTTCACGGACTGATTGAAACCTTCCGCAGAACCACCAGCGATCACTACCGCATTCTGCCACTTGCTGATCTCTTCTACGCTGAGTTTGGTCTCTTCAGAAAGGTGGTTCATGGCGGTGTAGGTCTTAATCGTGCCCTCGGTAAATGCCATGAGTGCCCCAATGCTGGCCATGACACCAAGGAACTCAATGGCGTGTTCCTTGATCATGTCGAACATCTCGGAGCCCTTCTCTCCATTTTCCCTGAGCTTCTCGGCCATCTCCTTGGCCTCTTGCTCAACCTCCTTCATCTTCCGTCTAAGCTCTTCATGGGCCTGGGCAGCCTTCATCCCAAACTCAGTAAGGGCCTGCTGGGCCACCTTGGCTTCTTCCTGAAGTTTTCGTAACATTACCGCAGACTCTGCGGCGCGAGCCTTCTCGGCAGCAGCAGCCGACTTTACGGCCGATTGCGCAGCCTTCCCTGCCCCTGGTTGGCTGGCCACCTGCTGAAGCTCATGCAGCTTGGCCTGGGCAAGCGCTGCTTCTTGTGCAGACTTCTTACTGAATTCAGCCACAGCATCACTGGATGCCTTCACTGCATCCTGGAATTGCTTCTGGCCCTCTTTCGTTTTTTCAGCAAGATGCTGGGCCTCTTCCTGAAGCTCTTTCATCTCGCCCTTGGTATCTTGCACCCCAGCCTTGAACTCTTTCGAGTCCAGGCCAAGGGATACAAGGAAAGCATCAACCACAGTAGGCATATTTGTGCACCTAGTCCTGACGGTTTACCAGTTGTTCGTTGTGGTTGTCGATCATGATTATCTCTAGTAGATCCCACGCATCCTCAGACCCATAAACTGTCTGCAACTCATAGAGCGTGGCTTTCCCACTACTGACAATCACGCCAATTATACCGGGGACGTTGACGTATCTTTCAAGCCGCTGAGAATTGGTGCCGCCGAGGTCTGCGAGGTCGAGAACTTGGCGGCCAGCGAAAAACCTAGGTGCAGTTCCAGCACCTCCTTGCGCAGAGCAAACAAGGTTTGTACGTCTTCAATGTCTTCCTCGAAGAGATCGCGCATAGCCATCCGTCCCGCAGGAGGTATGACCTTTACACAGGCCAGCATTTCATCGAGAAGAGGTTCGGCAAGGCTCCAGTCGATGGAACCGAAAGCCTTGACCCCAACTGCAGCGATTCCGGCAATGCCTGCCTGGGCAGCATCTTCCGGCAGCTCCACGCCGCTTCTCAGCAGCGCAAGCAGGGCACGCGCAGCCCACTTCTCGGCCTTGAGCGCTGGCATCTCAGTGAGGTGGAAAGTCTTAGAGACTCCACGGTCAACTAGGGTGAGGTCCTTCTCTCGGCGTGCCATTACATATTCGCCTTGGTGACAGACTCAAAGGTGATGTCGTATTCCTGGGCCTGTAGGAGCTTCTTGGCGTCGGGCATCATCTTGTAGTTGGTGAGCGCACCATTAACGCAGGTGTACTTGGTGCCGTTGCCGGGCATGGTGATAATCGCCTGCGCAAAATAGGCGTCGTGTGCGGTGGTCTGCGCGTTGGCCCAGGCATCAAAGTACGCCACACTTGGAGAATCAGGCATAAGTTTGATCTTCATCTTGATGGGATGAAACTCAAACCCAGCAGAGAGCTTTCCGTCAACGCCCATGGCGACGGCCGTGACTGCCTGGGCATCAGCGGTAAACATGTCGTCAGCCGCGAAGCCCTGAAGGAAAATAGGGGCTGCAAAGAGCGCCGGAATGGTGAGCACGAAGCTCGCATTAGCGGAGGTAATAGTTTTGGCCATGTGTTAAATCTCCTTATGGGATTACGTCAGCGTCACTGAATGTCAATCGAGGCGAGGCTCAACTGATTGATGCTTCCGCCATCCATGTACCACAGGGTGCAAGGTGGAGTGGTGCGATTGTTGCGCGAATTGCCGGAAGCCGGGAGAACCTGAAGGTAGAACCCGCGCGTGGCGAGCGCCTGATCAATAGGGATGCCAGCAGCAGAGTTAACCTGAGCGATCTGTGCGGCGGTGAGTACGACGCCCGTATTAATGACGCCCGCATTCAGTGCGCTCTGCAGAACTGGCCAGCAGGCAGCCTCAACCTGCGCATACCCAGCATTGTTATAGGGCACCGCATTGGTGGCGGTGAACATATTCATCAGCGCAAGCTGAAGGGCCGAGTTGAGCCAGATAGCATTGACGTAACTATCGGCCCAGCTGAAGGCACCACTGATCTGTCCGTTATAGAAAACGTTGAAACCCTGGTTGGCCGTGGCGTACGCACCATAGAAATTATACTCATTGGCCAAGCAGTTAGCTGCACTCGTGGGATCAACAATAGAGGCCGCAACACCAGTGAAACTCTTGAAGGCGAGGCTGATGCGACCATTGGTAGCGTTGTAATTCACAGAAGCAAATGCTCCGCACACGCCAGCAGCGCACAGTGGATCGTTGACGATGGGGATCGTCCCGCCAAGGCTATAGGTGCGCGTGTAGATGCCAATACAGGAAGCGCTGGGGCTGCTGGTGCTGATGGTGCTGTCAGTGTCGTAGCACGCATAAGCAAACTGCCCATTGGTGCCGTTGATCCAGGTGGCGAACGCTTGTTTGTCGGTGGCGACCGGTTCAAAGCAGGTAGCCATGATGGCCCAGTTCTGAGTGCTCAGCTGAATGGCCGTCATGGCCGCCGCAGGAGTGCTGACCGCAGCGCCGGGGCTGATCGTGCCCGCAGTAAGTCCGAGGCCAGCGGCGGCAGTGCCCGTAGCCTGAAGGATGCTAGTGGCGGCGCAGGAAGTCACAGTGGCGTTGGCTGCGGTCTGAACTACAAAGGCGTTGAACAAGCTGCTGTACGTGATCGTGGTCCCCAGCGTAGCGCCAGAGAAGGCGAACGCAGCCTGGATTGCAGCAGCAGCGATGCTGAAGCTGGAGGCAGAGGACAGCGCAGTGAGCGCCCCAGACGTGACTGGAGTGCCGTTGATGGTAAGCGTCAGGGTATTGCCTGACTGCGCCTGCACCGCAGTGAGAGACAGGACCGAAGTGCCCCGCAGAAAGGCAGCAGAGCCCGGATAAGCTGAGCCCACACTGGAAGCAGCCGTGATGTAGCGACTGAAATAAAGCGAGGTCGGCTTCTGGGAGCTGTTGGTGTATCCGTTGAAGTAGGTGCTAGCCATATTGTATTCCAGCGAGTTGCTGGTCATGGCAGTGGCGGTTGCCTGAGTGAATCCAGCGCCAGAGATTGTCACGGTGCCCACGCCAGACAGCGCAGTATACGTGCCCAAGCCCGTAATGTAGGTGCCGGGAGGAACGAGTGAGGCGAGCGAGCCCTGGATCTGCTGACCCACGGCAAGGGAACCGCTGGTGGTGCTAACCACCGTGAGCGTGGTGGCGCTGCAGGTGGCAGTGCCGCTCCAGGCGTACTGCCCAAAGTAGGCTAACACCGAGGTCAAATTGGTGAAGGGAACCGGGTTGCCAACGGGTAAATTGGTGCTCTGCGTGAGGAAAAGCCCATTAAGCGCAAGCGGGTTCCCGCCAGCAGCCAGGACTCCCGGCACCACAGAGACGATGGACGAAGCAGGAATGCTCATGCGTGATCCTTATCGAGGAACTGTATTGAGGTTGACAAGGTTTACCGAGGCGGCAGTCATCGACTGCATCGGTATGGTGACAGCATTGGTGACGTTGATGTGGCACTTCACTATGTAGCGTTGTTCGTATTGCTGCTCTTCATTGCTAAAAGCCATGGACAAAGGATCTTCCGCGTAAAGTGGCTCCATGGCAGACAGCGCATTTGCAGCAACGTAGGCGTCAAAAAAGTCAGCCCCAGGTTCAGAAGCAAACATGGTGCTGAGCATCGTGGCTACATCGCCCGCGCCTACACCGTAGCAGTCACACTGTATGACGAAATCAAAGGCCATATTAACTGCCTCAGTTCCGGCGGTGAAGTTGTATGTAGCATCGAAGGTGCTCAATCCTTTTTGTTGCACCTGGGTCATGATAATAAATGGCCCAGTTGGGAGTGGCAAGCCATTCTGCCGGCCCTGTATCACATGGTTGATGTCTAGTCCAGTAAAGTTCATCAGCCACGCTTGCATAACTGAGAATACTGAGAGCGCTGGGTTATTGAGCGTAAACGGAAGTGCCATCAGCTCACCTGCTTGCAAATAGTGGCAGAGCACCAGTCGTGCCAAACCTCAACGACTTGCACCACAAGCCAAATCGTGCCATCGGGGAGGACTAGGCGGTCACCACCAAGGCCAGCAGCGCGATCAATGCCTGTTAGGATTTGATCGCACCACACCTTGCGGGTGATGCCGGACTGATTTAGATCCTGCATGTGCTTGATATCAGCTGCGGTAAGCTGCTGCACCTGACACTGTATAGGCACAGCAGGGCTGTAGGACTGCGCGACCACGCCGCCAATTGCCGTGACAATACCAGTGTTCTTGTACCACTGACAGGTCATCTGCGGGTTGATGGCACCAATAAGGTTGGCAACGAGGTCGTGTAGGCTCACTTGGCAATCCGAAAGTCTACTGCGTTAATGAGGTTGTGCGAGTCGATAAGCGGTTGGCTAAAGCCCTTGCGGTCCACTGTTGCTTGCTTCAGAGGTGCGTAGACGCCATCAAGCATGGAGAGCTGAAGCTGTTCTTTAATCTTCAACCCTGCCAACGTAAGGGCACCGTAGGAATCGTAATCGTTCAAGCGCAAGGCCGCAGCCAGCAAGCGGCCCCAGGTAGGCGACTGCTTTGCCACCATGTCATCAAAGAACGGACGCGGCAGGAGGCCCATTGCCGGGTTGCCGTAGTTCAAAACTGCCGCGATGTAAGGTGCAGAAACTCCACCAGGAATGCCCCGCGCAGGTTTGTCAGTTCTCTTCATGTTCTTGGAGGCACTCTTGGGTCGCGGTCCATTCCAGCCAGCAGTAGATCCTTCAAGAAAGCCGACCTCGACTTTAAGATCCCGGGCGTTGCCCGCGATCTCAGCTAGCTTTGCCATTAGGTTGCTACCGCCAGACCAGACGTCCATCACCACCCCTGAATCAGATGAGGAGCGATCACGAAGTGACCACCCAATCGATAGGGAAGTGATGCCTGCCAATAGGCTGCACCGTACTTGGTTTGCATGAACCATGCTGCACCTGGGTCAGTCTTCATCTCGGTACTGACGCGAACTGACCCTTCGCCAGCAGAGTTGATTCTGCCGACAAGTTGAGAGGGTGCCTGACCATTCACACCACCGTTGAGCGCGGCGATGTGAGCAGTAAGCATGTTCATGAAAGTATCAAGGGTGGTCTGATCCTCGACAGGTCCGGCACCGTCATTCCGGCAGTAAAATCCTGCCTCAGTGAAATACATCTGAAGCAGCGCCGAACTGAGCGAGCTGAACTCAGGGTATCTCAAGATGAAATTAGCAAAATTAAATACTGACGGAACGGCCATGTTCTACTCCTCAGGAGCGTCGCGGTCATCAAGAGGGCCGCCAACAACGCGACCACTCTTGTCCTTCATCTCGACCCGTGGATCCAACTGCTCAAACCCGGTCTTCGCGGATTCCATGTCCTTGGCGCGTGCGATGCCGTCGGCTTTCTTCGCGCTCTCGACGGCCCACAGCATACCATTCTTCAATGGCGCATACCCTGCCCCGACCTTCTTCTTCCAGGCCTCCCAAAAATCCTTTGCGACGGGCGTGCAGGTGGAACCGAACACGATGAGCTTTTCGTCGGTGGGTTTGAAATTGGGATGCGGCTGGATGTACTTGGCGGATCGAGGCAGAGTGACGCGCTTGATCTCACCGTCCACTTCCAGACACATGGTCAGGCCGTTGGGAAGTTTGCAATAGACGTTGAGGTATTCGGTGGCCATGGTGGGTTACGCTCCGAGAAGGCTGCTGATCGCAGCAGGGATCTTGATGATGGCACCCCAGGTTCCACCGGACTTCTTCTGGTGGGTGCTGGAAGTCTTGCGGACGATGGCATGGGCACGCATCTTCTCGGTGAAGGCACAGAAGCCGGTCTTCTGGCCCTGGACCTTGGGAGCGATGAGCTGCACGAGGTTGCCCGACGCGGTGACGTACTGCTGTGCGGTCTTGAACTCCATCTTGGGGAAGGCTTCCTTGAGGTATGCCTTCACGGAGGGAGTGCCGTAGACGTTCTGCATCGGAGTCAGCAGGTACGGCTGAAGGGTGGAGGGAAGGGCCAAGATCAGCTCATCCTCCATTTCCAGATTGCCGTTCAGCTGGTTCTGCAGAGTGACGAACATGTTCTGGATGTCGGTCACGATCTGGACGCCGGTCGCGGACTTCCACACACCATTGAGCGGAGTGACGGAGGGCAGCAGCGCGGGATCATTCAGCAGACCGTAGTTGGAGATGCCGGCGACGCCGTAGAAATAAGTCCGATTCTGGAAGGTGTTCATGATCAGCGCAGAGCTGACGTTCTGCTCGGCAGCCCAGTCGATCTTCGCGAGACCGGCCTTGGCCAGTTCCTTGTCGCCCCAGCGGGTGAAGGTCTGGTAGGCGTACGACTGGCGAGGAACCCAGTTGGCGTTAGCGCCGACCAGGCCGTTGTCGTTGTCGTCGCCGTAGCTAGACACTTCACCGGTGGACTCGATGATGGGGAACTGCGCAGAATCCATCAGCCAGTCGCCCTTCTTGACCTCGCCGAAGATGTCCACGGCCTTCATCGGCGTGGTGAGCACCCGCACGATCTCCGGGTCCAGGTAGTTGCTGAGGTAGTTCGGGATGCCGGCATTGCTGACGGTCACGAGTCCGGACTGGAGCAGGTTGGTCGGAGCGTCCATCGCCATCTGGATCGCCTGGTCGAAGCTCATCCCGATGGGGGAGTGGGTGTCGACGCAGGGGATCAGGGCGTGGTCGCCGCTGTCCATGCCGATGCCATAGCGCTCGGCGAGGAGTTGGGTCTTGTCGGTAAATTTCTTCATGGTTCTGGCTCCTTACCAGCGAGTGCCGATTTTGACGAGGTCGCCCACGTTGCCGGCGGAATTGAAGTACCAGGGAGTCTCAATCCACGCCGAGAACTGGAAGGCCTGGGTCGTGATGGTGGCAGTGGCGTTGGCGGACAGGGTGTAAGTACCGATACCACCGGTGCCAGTGCCGAGGGCGCTGACGTAGGTGCCAGCCGGGATGCCAGCGGTCGAGGACTGGACCTGCTGACCGACAGCGATGACGCCACTGGTGACGGTGATCACATTCAGCGAAGCTGAGCCGGAAGCAATGGTGGCGCTGGAAATAACCGCGCCGCCGATGCCCACGGCGGCGGTGGTGGTGAAGGTGCCGCCAGTGGAGGCGGTCACAGCCGCCTGGGTCAGATTCACGGTGCCGGAGGTCCCGTTGTAGGTGCCGAGGGTCTCGATGTAGATCGGGAACTGGCTGTTGAGACCAGGGCCACTGATCTGCTGACCGGCCGCGACGGTGCCAGAGCCAGTCGCCGTGATGTTCATGCTGTAGCTGCCAGCAGTGGTGGTCGCGGTGACGGAAGCGGCAGAGCCGACGTTGGCGGTGGGGAAACTACCAGTTGCGGCCGGGTAGACATCGCCGGAGAACAGATTCACGAACACCTTGTTGCCGATGGCGGCGTCGGCGTAGACGGTCTTGGCCCAGAAGTCGCCCCGGTTGTACAGGGTGACAGGGTAGCCAGCAGGGATGACCATACCGTTCTGCCCTAGCCAAGTGGTAATAAGCACCTGCTGCTCGTTGCCGACGAAGCCGTCAGGCAGCGTGGGGGCGGTGGGGCTGAAGTTGTTGACGACGCTCAGGCCAGTGAGTGCGGTGTAGTTCTGCCAGCCGAACTTTCCGACCGTGCACCCGAGCACACCTGCGGTGAGATTGAATGGACCCGCGTCCACCGTGGCGGTGGGGTTCATCGAGGCGCGAGCACCCCAGACGGCGGGAGCCGGATAGAGCCCGACTGCTTGCTGAAAACCGGTCATGTTCTGTACTCCTTAAGCCAAGCCGGGGAGTTTGGGGAACTCCTCGAGCAGGGACTTGGTGACGGCCGCATCCTGCGCGAACTTGGCCTTGGGGGTGGTCTTCTCACTCTTGAGAAGGGTCTGAAGGACCGCCTTGTAGGCGACCTTGGGCACGCCGGTCAGGTCGGCACCCTTCGCATCCAGCGCCATCTTGTAGATGGACGCAGCGGAGTCGGCGGCGAAGACGTTGACCTTGCCGACGATGGGTTTGACGATCTCGGCAGCCTCGTATCGGGCAGCGAGACGGCGCACGGCCAGGTCTGCGCCTTCAGTGCGAGCGGAGTCCATGGCGGCGTCGATGGCCTTCTTGTCCTTGGCCTTCTTGTCCTTGGCCTCATTGCGCTCGCCTTCTTCGTCATCCTCGTCGAAATCGCCTTCGCGACCTTCGAGGTCTTCCTCATTGCCAGGGACCTTCTTGTCACGAGCCTTCTTGTCACGAGCCTTCTTGTCACGAGCCTTCTTGTCACGAGCCTTCTTTTCGTCGTCCTCGTCGTCCTCGTCCTCGTCGTCCTCGTCGTCTTCGTCTTCGTCTTCGTCCTCAGCCTCGTCCTCAGCCTCGTCCTTGGCTTTCTTCTTCATCTTCAGCGCGTTCTTCCTGAGTGCTTCGGGGATCTCGTCCTCGTTGCCGCCGTCTTCGTCCTCGGCCTCCTCTTCCTTCTTCTTGTCCATGGCGAGGGTGGAGGGCATCAGGGCGTTGAGCACCTTGCGGAGATCCGCGAAGGACTCGTCCTGGGCGATGCGGGAACCGAAGCGCTCCTTGACGGTGCCGACGATGCCGTCGATCTGGCGGTCGTAGCGACCGGGCGTGATGGACTTGCACAGCGCCTCGAGCTCAACGCTCTGGAGGGACTGGTCAGCGGCCAGCTTCGGCACGATGTAGGTGGCGAGGGCGCCCATGACGCGGTGCCCCTGGGGGGTGAGAGTGATCAGTTTCTTGCCCATGTGGGCTCCTTGTTGAATGGTTACTTGCCCTCGGCGAACTTGCCGAGCTTGAACTTCCGCTCTGCGGCGCTGATGCGCTTGTCGATCTTCGTCTGGTCCTCCTTCCCGTATTGGCTTCTGTTCTTGGTCATCCCGAAGTAGGAGGCTGCAGCTCTCACGTGTTCGGGCGTGTCGAGGGGATATTTGTTGTTCTTAGGGTCGGCGAAAGTGACCTCGCCGTATTCAGTGATGCCCTGCTTCGCGCTTACGTCTTTGCGCTTGCTGATGTCGGCGGTGATGCTGTCGTGGGAGAGCTTGGCGCCAGCATTCAAGTGCCTGATGGCTTCCTTCTTGTGGTGGTCAGACATTTTCTGGTGCTCTGCGGACTTCTCACCGCTAGTAGCCTGCCCAGCAGCTGCGTTGTGCATGCGGCGAGCTTGGTCATGCTTTTCAAACGCCTTTTGGTTGGACGCCGCAGAGTGCGACAGATTATATGCAGAGGTGGCACTGAGCGCCTTCTCACTTGCACCCCACGCCTTGCTAGATGCAGCAGCAGACTTCCCGCCACCACCACTATACTGGTTGATGCCTTCTGGGTTGCTGTCCTTCGCGCCGCCAGCAGGCTTCGAGAACTCGTCGGCGACCTCGTCCCAGTACTTCGCCTGCTTGACGAAGCCAGCGTTGCGGTGAAGTTTTGCGGCCTCGCGGGACAGTCGTGCCGCCTGCTTGCGGTTCTCGGGCGTAGGCTGCATCCCGGCGAGCGTGCCGGCGGACTTGGCCGCTGCTTCTGCGGTCTCGTAGTCTGAGCCTTGCACCTCCTTCGTGATGCTGCCGTCCATGGCCTTCTGGTCAATTCCGAACAGCACTGCACGCACCTTCTCGGCTGAATCCTTGCCCATGGCCTCACTGACTTTTCGGTAGTCAACCACCTTTGCACCCCCATTCTTAGAATCCATCACCTTGACGTCGTGGCCAGCACGGCCCTCAGTTACCAGCGCCACGTGGTTACCCTGGATGTCACGCATGATGCCGTCATAGTGCTGACCTTCAAAAGTCCCGGGCGTCATGTCAGGCTGGTAGCGATATGCACAAGACAGCTCGTGCTTCTTCTTGGCCTGGATGTCGTCGATGGCAGACTTCGCATGCAGGACCAACGTATTGTTGAGGTAGGTACCGTCGAACTCAGCATCCGTCCCGGTCGATCCAACGTAGAGCGCCTTGACGTCCGGTTTGTCCATGTCGAAACTGCTGACAGGGATGTGTTTGCTTAGGATGGGGAGGTTGTTGAAGGTTGGCGCGGCCTTCTTCAGCTCCTTCGGATCACGCAGCAGGTAGTAGACCTTGTTGGGATCAAGACCGAGCTCTTTGCAACCCGGGATCTCGTCACCCTTGTACGGATTGACCGTGGCCTTGCTGATCGGGTTGGGCTCAACGTGCAGATAGCCATTGGCGTCGATCCGGCGTGCTGAGGCTTTATCCAGGGCGAGGTTCATAGGTTACACCTCAGAGGTAGTCTGGGGATCGCCCTCTGCAACGCTCAGAGGGGGCTGCACGGCCTCAGAAGACTCTACGGCGGTATCCGTGGGGGCGGGGCTCTCAGGCACGCCCTGAGCCTCATCAGGGAGCGGCAGGGCGGTGATAAACGAGGGCGCACTGTTCATGGCGTCGAACTTCACAATGGTGGCCGTGCCATCAGCGTTGACCCCGAAGTAGACGCTATTGCGATCCAGGTCTTTGATCTTTTCAAGCTCCACGGTAAAAGCCTCATGCAAAGGGTTCAGCTGAGCGACCAGCGCGTTAGCTTGGTCGATATTGGACTTCATGGTATTGATGGCGTCGAGAAGATTCATAATTATTTCCCCGCAGTTTTAAGCTGGTTGGCGGTAGTGAGGTGGTTGTTGGCTTGGGTAGTATGCGCAGCAGCCTTTGCGGTAGCCGAGGAAGCGGGCGCAGCAGCCATGACTGCGTTCCAGGAAGTGAGCGCTGAGGTGTGCGCATAGTACGCCTGATAGTGCAGCTGGCTGGAGTTCAAAGCATTGGCATAAGCACTGGCGGTATCCGCAGCAGCAGAAGCCAAAACAGCATTATCGGTAGCAGCCATGATCAGGCTCCTTTAGAGGCAGCAAGATGCTGCTGAGCACGTTGATAAAAGAGACCGCCATCCTGCCCAATGGAGAAGAGGGCATGAGCGGCAGTTACGTTGGCAGCATAGGCTGCAAGATTCGTCGCAGCATCCAACGCTTTAGCACTGGACAGGTCTGCCGCAGCAACCGCAGCAATGACCACTTCGTTCAAAGGTGCGGCTGTGGCAGGTTCTGCCGGGAAAACAGACACCCCCACAGCCGCTTGCGCCGGTTCCTGGGAGGTGGCAGGTTCCGGGGCGGGCGAAGCTTCCAGTGCAGCAATATCCGCTGCGAGAGAAGCCTTATCTTCTTCGATCTTCTTTTTGATGTCTTCGCTGCTAGCCATTAGGCGCTCCTGTAGCCAGGGATGATGGACGATGAAAGACAACCGCAGTTGATGGCCTCACCGGGCAGCACTGGCCCAAAGCCGTCGTCAAAGTCATGGCCCTCAGCTACTGGGTAACTTTGACCGTCAAAATCCGCGTGCTCTTCGCGAGGATGAAGCGACGCGCCTGTGTGCTGCCACCCCGCCTCGGTGACGCCACAGTCCAACTGGCGAGTGCGGTGGAAGAGTGCCGTCATCTTGTTGTTCTGGTCTCGGGCGATGAGCGCAGCGCGACGTCGGGTAATGCCAAAGCGCTCCTCCAGATTCTTGGTGAACCCAACGACGTCCCGACCCTTCTCGATACTTTCTTTCGCCATCTTGCGGATCTCACCGAACGCCTTCTTGGGGATACTCGGGCCGTCCTTGATGCGCCGGTTGCTGATGAGATCAACATTGTCCTTGAGCTGGTTCTTGATCGTCTGCTTGAGGCGGTCAGTCATGTCGAACTTGACGGCGAACTTGCGCCAGATGTGCTCCGTATCTGCGATGGAGTCCATCGTCACTGCGGTGCGGTCACCCAGGACAGTCGGCGGGGGAACCTGGATGCCTACCTTCTTGAGCGCGTCGGCAAAGGCCAAGTCGTGGTGACGGAGAGCCATGTAGACAGCCTCAAAGGCCAGGCTCTCAGCACGGTCGTTGAAGTAGGCGACCCACTTCTCTTCCAGGTTGTCCAGTTTGTGATTCAGTTCCCCATGGGGGAAGGTCGCCCAGGTAATCGGGCCTTGGCGGTCAGCGCGGGAGTAGAGCGGGACCAGCCACGCGGCGACGTCCCTGAACATGTCATCAACCAACTGCGTCAGCTTCTTCGCATACCACGCGCTCACTCCCGCGCTGGGGCGAACCGGCGCGAGCTTGATGGGATCAGGTCCCGGTGCGTGGAGTTGGATGGTCATCTAGAATCTCCGGAGGAGTTTGCCCTGCGCCACCGTGATACTTCCCAGTAGTCGGTTCATGTCAGTTCCCATCCCCATTGGCGGCCGAGCCACCGTCAGTACCCACGACGATCGTGGTGCCCTGGACTTCGGCCTCGGTCTGCACCGCAGCAGCCTGCATCTCCTGGAGGATCGTGGCGTTGGTGGCGACAGCGGTGCCGATACAGGGCACGTCACCAGCACAGAGATGGGCCATCTGGACGGTGGGAGCGGAAGAAGGGTCGACCTGGACGGTGCGGCCGCAGCACTGGAAGACGTAAACACTCATCAGAGTTTCTCCTTGGTGATGGTTTTGAGTGATTTGAACTGGGTCGCAAATCCCTGCTCTCGGAGCGCGGCGACCAAGCGCGGACCTTCGATCTTGTAGTCAAACTCCAGAGGCACCTCGAGCTTGGCCTCGAGGTAGAGATGAACAAGCATCGGGTGTAGGTGGAATCGGAAGAAGCGGAGAACGTCGATGTCCTTCTTGAGGTTAGTGGTAGTCATTTCGTCACCCGTGGCATGACGCTGATGTCTACGAAGCGCTCACCCATGATGGGCAAGGAATATGCCACGCGGCCCTGTGGCTTCAGCGTCGGCTTGTAGACTGGCGGTCGCTCACCCTCAGGTTCTTCAAACATCCAATGCTGACCTCGCTTGCGCAGTGCTTCGATTAGGATCTCCGGATCTCCGGCTTCATCAACCCATGGGATTGCTACTAGATCGAGATCCCGCTGCATCGTGCCGTGGATGGCGAGCGCGTAGCCATGCTCCCGCGCCACTTCGCAGAGGCACTCGTAGAGCATCACGTAGGCTGGGGCCGGAGAGGGATTCTTCACAGTTCCACCTCCTCAGGCAGCGGAGCGGATTCCATCTTGTGGTGTGCGATGGCGGCCTCGTGAGCATCGATGTAGTTTTCGTGCACAACCTTGTTCTCACGATTGGCTGAAACTAGGGCGTCCTTGTGCGCTTGAAGCGCGCGACTGTGCGCATTGACAGCTCGCTCGTAGGATGCCCTAGTTCCAGTTTTGTGTGCCACGTTGGTGGCCTTCTGCGCAACCGCGCTTGCCTTCATCGCCGAAACGGAAGGATCTTCGTCGTCACCGCCGATCTTGCCAGTGTGCTGATTTCCTGCCCACAGACCTACGTCCATGGCCACACGCTGCGCATCTCGCAGCATAATGTCTGCGGCGACGGCCAGGAGACTGGGCATCGCATCTTCGCTGTTCTGGGCAGCAGTGAAGTCGGCGTCCGGGTTTCCGCCAGCCTTGCCGCCCTTCTTAGCTCCATCAGGCTGTGGGGTCAGCAGCTTGCCCTCGGGCTTGTCGACGTCAAGGTTATTGAAGCCGCTATCTGGATCAGACGCCACCTTGGCGCGTACTTCTTCGGGCGTCACGACCCCGGCCGTGATCAGCGCGACGTCGCGGTCGCCGTCAGACTTCCGCATCAGGGCCTTCTCCTTCTCGGTTTCGCTGACCAGCGTAACGAAGTCAAACGTGATGTCGTCGTAGATCTCACCAAAGAGATCCAGCATGACGATCTTCGCCAGCGCCTCCAGCGGGCGGCGGAAGTCGGACTCCTGCTTGGTGTTGACGTGGTTGTTGTAGATGGTGATGTCGGTCTCGGCGGTGGCGGTGAGCCCGACCGGCGACAGACCGAAGAGGATAGTAAGCGGTGTCTTCGCGACCGACGCCATGTGCTCCTGGGCCTGGGCCTGAAGTTTGTCCAACCCGGCAAGAGAGGTAGTTTCTTTGCTCATCTCCTCCGTGGCCTTGTCGCACATGAACACGCCCTGGTTGTTCTGCATCGCAGTGTAGAACTTAATGCGCTTGACGAAGGCTTCGTAGTTCTGCCCCTGCAGGATGCCCGACATGTCAGTCTTAAAGACAGTCGTAGAGAAGTTCTTGAGCAGCCGACCAACGCTGTCGCGCGTGCTGAGCCAGTAGTCCACATACGGCTGGGCCAGTTGGGAGAGCGAAATTCCTGAGAAGTTATAGACAGGCTTCAGCAGGTCGGGAAGGGGGTGGGGAATGAATGTCAGCAGTCGCGACGTGTGTACTTTCTTGGAGTAGACCCACCACGTGCTCGGCTCATAGTAGTCCTGTGCAAGCGGGTCGTCAGCGTTGTAGTCACCAGGGTACGTGGTAATCGGCTCGATGCCCTTGAGCCGCTTCAGGCTGCCCTTCTTGATCTTCTCTTTCTGGATGAGCAGCGGCATACCCAGTTCGTCGTCCTCGTCCTCAAAGTCCATGAAGATCTGCGAGCGACCCATTGAGCGACCAGTGCGGGCTGCCCAGTTGAACCACTCCTTCACATGCAGCTGAGTGAAGCGCACCTTGATCTGCTTGATGATGTCGTCACGGTTCTCTCCGGCCTCTGAGCGAAACTCGATCCACTTGCGCGTCATCTCGTCGGACGTCTTCTCGTAGAGGTCGCGATACTCCGTTATCTGCGCGAGCTCAGTCAGATAGGGGAAACCAGGGAACCCACCAAAAGACATGAGCCCAGTGCGACCGTGGCCTGCGAGCAGAGGGCCAACCGCCGCGTCCATGGCCAGCACGTGCTCATCAGGGCAGACGAGGTTCTTGATGGGCGGCACATAGGACGTCAACTCAAACTTCGGGCGGGGAAGATTGAGCGTCGCTTCACCGGAACTCAGCGCGAAGGACATGGCTTCATCGCTGATAGCAAACAGCTGCCGCTTGTATTCCTTGTGCGCAGTCTGCACATTCTCAACTTGCGCGCTTCGCC